CCCTAATTCCACTTCATCTACAAGCATTTCAACAGTAGCTTCGTCAATCTCTTGAGTAGCAATACCAGTGATGCCTGATGTCTCTTGTTCAACTACTTCTAATCGACCTTTAAGCTTACGTGTTAGGGATTGAATGTTTGCGTATTTCATAATTTACCCGTAAAGTAATTTTCCAACATAAGGTAGATAGCCTTGACGAATAGCAGACTTACCTTCGCGGAATGTATCTAGTTTGGCACGATAGTTGGCTCGGTTGTTCGCACTTTCACGGATTTTGTTTTTGGCTTCTACTTCCTGTTGCCTGTGAATTGCTTCGTTAATTTGTTGGTCAGTCATTTCGGCTAGTTCATCGTCGGGAATGTCGTCGATGCTGTAGTATCGTTGGCGACCAGTTAAATTTAGGAACTCGGCTACTCGCTGGCGCTCGTTGGCAGAAAAAAGAAGTGAGGGCTTGTCTGAGCTGAAGTTAGCTAGGTTAGTGTTCATAAATGCGAATGTCATGTTCTTGCCCATACCTGCTGAGATTACACCTTTGCGGCGCTTTACTACTGGTGCTGTGAAACCACCACTTTTTTTGTTGGTCGCGCCTTGACGAGCTTGGGGCAAACGTTCACCGAACATCGGTTTCATTGCCCCTTGTTTCATCTTGGGTAGGTTTGGCGCTTTAAGCTGATTTTGGAACATTTGTGGTTTCTGCGGTGTAGCCGAATGTCTTGAGTCCTTCATAGACTAGACCATGAGTAGGGTCGGGCAGTTCAAAGTCGATAACGGTGATGTCTTCCCATTTCTTGCTCTTGAGTGGAGCGATGCGGTCTAGTTGCGAATATGATTCAATTTTAGCATCTTTACGGGCTTCTGTTATTTTTTGGGTTGCTACTTTGCCGACAAACTTGAGAGCTTCGATTTCGGAAGGTTCGCAAGAGTTGATTTTCAGCTTTTTGACGCTGACAATGACGGGGATATTTTGGAAACTAACGTCATTGCTTGCGATGAAGTTGATGTCGGGAGCTGCGGTTGTGGGTTGGATATTTTGAAAGTCCGAAGCATTAACTAGAATTGCAGTCGATTTGGCTCTGGCTTCTACAATGTCGATTTCAGTTTCTAAATACTCCCCTTCAGGAACCAAGAATCCGCTAGAGTTCAGGTATGCGGGGAAAATACGATATTTGCGAGGAGGGGCTGATTTGATGCTCATGGTTGTATAAGTGTAGATGTATTTATGATAGCAGAGATTGTTCTATATCTTTAGGTATATTGTGGAGTTTTAGTTTAGTGGTACTATGAAGATATGAAAAATAATAGTCTGCCCTCCACACAAGGAGTATATAGAATTACCAATATAGTAAATTCAAAATTCTATATTGGAAGTACTAACAACCTTAAAAGAAGATATCATTGTCATCGTTGTTCTTTAAAGGGCAATTATCACACTAATGAATATTTACAAAACTCCTTCAATAAGTATGGTGAAGAGTCGTTTATATTTGAAATCTTAGAGTGCGTGGACGAATCTAAATCCTTAGATGAGGTTAGGGACGTAGAGCAACTATATCTGGATAAAGTAGAAGATTGGGACTTGTGCTTTAACGCTCGAAAAACAGCTAATTATTGTAATCCCTCCCCATTGACCGAAGAAACAAAATTGAGGATGTCCGAAGCTAGGAAGGGAGATAAAAATCCCAATTATGGTAAAGAGCGACCACAAGAATTGAAAGAATTATTACATAAGACGTATAGGGTGAGTGGTTCTGGTATTATTAAAAAACCTTGCGGAACTTACGAAGTTCGTATAAATAACATTGGAGAAAATATTTATCTAGGTTGCTATAAGACAAAAGAGGAAGGATTAGAAATTAGACTACTGGCTGAAGAATATTACTGGCATAAAAATGAATTTCTTGCGGAATTTTTTATAGAGCTTACCAAGAAAAAAGAACTTCCAGTTGGTGTGCAGTATATTGATAGACTTAATAAATTTGCTGCACAAATTAAAGTAGGTAAAAAAACTTTACATCTAGGGACATTTAAAACACCAGAAGAGGCTCTTGAAAGAAGGCTTCTTGGGGAGGGCTATTACTGGAAAAATGATAAATCTTTGGAGGCTTTATTTGTAAAACCAACACCAAAATTGCCTAAAGGAATCGGTCAAAATGGGAAAAGATTTTCCCCTTACATACAAGAAAATAAAAAGAGGAAATATTTAGGTTGTTACGAAACCGTAGAGCTTGCACTACAAGCTAGGGAAAACTATATAAAAAGTTCCTCTCAGAATTAACCAAGAGGAACTTAAATTTAAACCTAAAGATTAACTTAGATTTATGTGATGACTGTCTGACCCCTAGAACTGTCGAAAGTCAAAAAGTCTGCAAGAGAAATAGACGACGCAATATTCACATTTTTAGCGACCTTCCTAGCCATTCCGCATTTTGCAATGGTTGGGGCAGCTATGAGTTGCATCGAAACTGACTCGCTGATATCTAAAATTGGGGTCTTCTGCCATGTGCGCTGAAAAATCCCACTACGCTGATTGTTCTCAATAGTTCCACCCAAGATACGATTGTACTGACCTTGACGGCTCAAGAACACAACAGTACCTTCGTCTAACAAGCGAGTAGGAGCCGACTGACCATTTGCGTCTGAAAGCTCTACTTGTCCATCTTCTAGAACAAACTTAGGCAAGAAACGACGACTCATTACTTCGTTGATTTGGTCAATCGAAGGAGTACCAGTGATAACATTACCAAGAACGTTAGCAGCAACTACAGCTTCCTTCACAGACTTACAACGAGCGATGTTCAGGAGCAAGCGCTCAGAAATTGCAATTTCGTCAGCAGGGAAACCATTGGTGTACTTGTACTGAGTGTGCATATCTGCAAGGTCTTGCAGAGGGTCTGCTGTCTCATGTTGAGTCCAGTCTCTCTTCAGAGAATCAGCAGTCTCAGTCCCGTTAAAATCAGTTTGATAGATTGGGAAGGGGAAGTGGTTGGCGCGGATGCCGATTGCTTTTGTCCAGTCAAGGTCTGCTTTCAAACCTGTACGTTGGTCAGTGTACTGCATCTTACCAGTCTGCAATGTCTGCCAAGCCAAATAGTCAATCAAGTTGATATGACCGCGAACAAGAGAGGCGAGAGTACCAAAGATATTCTTGGCAAGTTCGTTATCTTGACCCAACTGTACCTTACCTTCCGAAACTTGAATATTCTGAATGGTAATGCCACGAATCTTAGCAAGTTCAGAAACTTCAGCCATACGCCATTGAGTGTCTTCATCCCAGTGATAAGCAATCGCAGCTTTGTAGTTACGAGCTTGAATTTTGGAGAAGTCGCCTTTTTTGGCTTCAGGGTAGTCCTGACCAGTTGCAACAAGAGATGCAATGGGGTCAACGGTTGTCGAGATGTAAGCAAGCCAGTCACGACCAGTCTTCTCGATTAGAGGAACGTAAGTATTGAGAACCTTGGAGCGTTCCTTCAACTGACGGAGAGTGTTGTTTACAACGAGGTCGGCAGCTTTATTCGCGCGTCCTTCTTTTAAGAAATTTTCAATATATGCCATTTTTTGTATGTTCTCCGTTATTTGTTGAAGTATGGTTTAATGTGCAAGTGCAGACCAAACAAACGCTTCAGTTGACGGTCAATGTAGGGCAAGTTATTTTGGTAAATACCTGCAATCTCAGAGATTACGGCAAAGTGACGGACAGGCTCACCAGTTAGGTCTACAGGGTCAGGATACAAACCAAGAACTTCTTCAACGTTAATACCAACAATAGAGTTGATAGGCAGAGCTTGAGCAGCGTTAGCAGCCAAAGTCACCGAACGAACACCAGTGGTAGCATTTTCAGCACCGATTGCGAGAATCGTACCCAGAGGAGTGAGGTTATCGCCTAAGTAACCAGCTTCAGTAGTTTCGACAACAACTTGACCAGCAGCACCAGAGGTAGTGAAGTACACATCATAGCTATCATTAGCGTAGATAGTAGCTACAGCAGTGGAACCAACTTGAGCGAAGGTAATACCAGCAGCCAACAGAGCAGCAGCGTTAGCGGTCGCAAAATCAGCAGCAGCGCCAGCACCAGTCTGAGTAGCACCTACAGTCGCAGAGTAAGTCACACCGCCAATCTTGGCAGTAATAACATCACCAGTTGCAAAAGTACCAACAAACTTGATTCGAGCGAAACAATGCTTTGCGTACAGTACATCACCAACCTTGAATTGAGAACAAGGAGTCTTCAATGAGATGGTGGGAGAGTTAGTAGCGGTCGCAGCGTTTAAGCGAGTGCGAGGGAGAAAACGGGCAACTCTTTCGCCAGAAGTGCCAGTAGTAGCGATAAATGAACCTTCAGGAGCCACTGCCTTACCTTCTGCATTGAGAAGAATATCAGCGCTCTTAATTTCAACACCATCAATTGCAACTTTCTTAGCTGCGGCGTTGAAGATAATAGCTCTACCGTTGCGGGTAATTGTTTGAGTTGTTAAATACATTGTGTTTTTTGCTCCTTATAGTCCGAAATCCAGACCCATAGCAATCAAGTCGCCCTTAGCAGCTTCTTCAAGGCTAGATGAGAAATTAGCAGTTGCAACTTCTTCAGCGCTAACAGAGAAGTCAGTGAACTGGGTAACATTAGCAACATTACGAAGCAAGCTATAAGCAAACTCCGACATATTGAGTTGTTCTTGCAAGTCACGCGCACCGTTAGTTTGAGCAATGCCAGTAAACTGAGCAACACGTTGGCGAGGGTCAGAGAAGTTGCCGATAAGAGCTTCCTTCATT